CCTATATTAGTATCCTTATTAATGATCTGAAAAATTCCTGTAATAATCCAATGATGAACCAGTGAGTGTGTTGGTTCATACTTATAGTAATGCAGGAGGGAATGTTGTCAAGTTCCTAGAGATACTGGATACATAGATACTAATATTCTATATTACCTCTACTGTACTTCTTATCTCTATAGTATTACTTAACCTCTGCATAAGAGTATTAGAGAACTAAGGGTCGGTCAAGCAGCGAAACCCTCTTAATAAAAAGTTATCGAACGATCACTGTTTGTAAGTTGTTTAGTTTCAAGGAGTTGCGTCACGACCGCCGATGTGTTACAATGTGTGTGAGTGTGTTAGTTCGTTTACTTCCTTACAAGTTGGGTGACTATGGTTATTGAAATGATTCCGTATGTTATTTGGGGCGCTTTCATTTACGGGTTTGCTCTAGGGTTTACCCCTAAATGTTGTTGATCATACTTCTGTTTTTTATAGTTTATTATTGTGAAGTGTTTCCCAATGATAATACATGACTTTATATGGCCGATGGTGATAGTAAGTTTGTCCAACGCTAGTTTTTATCATAAACCTTCTATTAGCAAACTCGACTATACCATACCCTATAACGATTGTCAAACACAAAACCAGAAAAATACTATGGAATACAACTACATAAAATCAAAGGATCTTATAGAAACCAATAATCAAAAATATCAAGACCTAATAAAATAGGGAGAGATGGCAGAGCGGTTTAATGCACCGGTTTACTAAACCGACGAGATAATATCTCCACAGGTTCGAATCCTGTTCTCTCCGTTGTTTTTCCTAATCTATCCTATTTGGCGTCTTGGTGATAGTCAGTGAATTTTAAGGGTCACTTGTTTTTCCCAATATATCAAGGTTGGTTTTTATGGTCACAGTCAGTGAATTACTATGAGTCTGTATTATAGTTTAGCAAGAGAAATATCTGGGGAAAAGTTGTTACAGGATATTTCTAATATGGTAAAAAAATTTGTGGAGAATAATGGAGATGCAAACAACAGCGTTCTAGTAGTCGAGATACATAGAGTGTCAGATCATTCTGGAGACAGTTTGCTTCCTAAGTTACCATATAAAAATACTGAGGATTGTTCCACCTAATATATCAAGTTTGCCCCGGTTGCTCGTAGTCAGCGAAAATGAATAGTCTAGGATATTTTAAAGATTATGGGTGGCTAATAATTTTCGGCTGCATAATATTCTATATGGGCTGGTATATTTATCTTAATTCAGAATATGGAGAATCCCATGAAGACGAATGAATTCCACAAGCCTTTTATCAAAAGTTTGATTCTGGTTGCTTTTGTCACAGTGTTTGCTATGGTTTCTAGTAAATATGTGACCAATTATTATCTAAATACTAAATTTCATCCTGCAAAAACCCTAGAATACTCATCTCAAAAATCCCANGAACCAACAATNTCATCNGTTGNTGAGTAGATATTGGCTTATTCGCCATTAATATCGCCACATTTTTACTTATTGAATTTGGCCGTCCTGTAAAATGGATTAAAGACCAGATTAGGAAATGGCCGATAAAGGGTATTGACAACCCATCTGTTTCATGGTATACTGGATCGTAGTAGTAATGGTATTTTTCTTAATAGGTAAAGGTAAAAATGTATAGGAATGTATTGTTGACCGATAAAGAAATTGCCCTTCTACGGTCTGTTATTAGTCAAACTTTGCACGAAAAAGTAAGCATTGACCGTAATAATTTGACCATTATCCATAACCGTTTGCGACAAATCGCACCACTGAAAACTAATAATCAATTCTTGAATTATGGTAAATAGGGATGTAATGGGCAACAAATGAAAACAATCAATATAAGCATGGGCAGGAAACCCACAAAATGATCGAACCTACCATTTATACTCTTGATGAGGGGAAAACTTATCAAATAGATTTTGAACGAACAAAAGATCATGTGAAGTTCCAAACTATTAAAAGGATCAAGTTCTTGACTATGGATGATCTATTGAAACTAAGAGAGAATATTGATAAGATTACTATTAAGTTTAAAAAGTAAAATTTGGAGAAAAATAATGACTGACAAAGCAGTTCAATATTATCTTGATAAGGATAAATTGATTGATATTAGGGTGGATCATTGGAGTCAAAATAGGATGCACGTTAGCATTTATAATGACCGAAATGATACTTGTGTGGGATATACTTGTAGTAGGGAAGAACTTAGGGGTTTAGCCGATTTTATTTATAAGACTACTGGAGAAAAAAAATGAGAGATTGGATAGTTGATTTAGTTTATCTAGCACTTATTATTGTTAGTTTTGCTGTTTGTTACCATAGATTGTCCGTTTTGTCTCACCGAATTGATATGGTCATAATGGTTCAGCAATCTCAAGAAGAATCATTTCGTCGCTCTCTTGAAAGGGATGCTGATCTACTTTTAAAGTTAGGCAAGATAGAACAACTATTGGGGGAAAATAAATGAAATATACTAATCCTTATAGTTGTGATTATCTAAAATTCTTTATTGAGAAAAGAGAAAATCCAATTAATCAAAAAACTAAGGATTATGTTGTTGCTTTTCATGGTAAAAACGGATACTTTGAAGAACCAGTATTGTCTAGGGAAGAACTAAAGGGGTTGGCCGATTTTATTTACAAAACCATTGGAGAAAAATAATGAAAACTAAATTTCCACAAGAATTATATGATTTACTTAATCTTCAATTTCATGCTGCAACCACTAGCAATAGTTGTAAAATACTGCCTACATTCGATAAGGACAAAGAAGGAGATCTATCAATAAGTATATGTTTTAACGAAATCTCAATAATCCTAAATGATAACGGAACATGGTATTATTCAAAACCAACCAATAATTGATAATTTTACACTTATAGGAGAAAAGAAATGAACAGAAGAAGTCTTATTAAATCTTTGTTACAAATAACGGCTGGGTTTTTACTTTTTAAGAACGTATATGGTGAGCATGAATCATACCTTTACAAAGGTAAAAAACTTATTGTTGTACCATCAGATACTCTTTATAATATCTGTCAGAAGAAAAAAGAACCGAGGTTTCTTCCTAAATTTCAATCTAATGATAGTATCATAGACGAAATGAAAATCTTTGTTGATATGTGCAAAGAGTATAACATGAAACTTGGATATGAAGTATATGGTTGCGTTCATAAAGACGGAAATTATTCTGTAATTTCATTCAGCGATCCATATATTTGTGCAACATATCCATGTACTACAGGCGTTAAGAACAATAGAATTGCTAAATTATTTAAGATAACTAATGAAAACTCACACTTGTTCAATAGATAGGATTTTTACACAATGAATAATCCAACATTATCAGACGATATTCTTTACGCCATTAGTTGTGTTCAAGACTATAGGGCTACTATAGATACTGATTGTGAAGTTGGTGGTCATGTTTATGACACTATTAGTCATCGAATTGACCGATTAATGGATTTTTATTATATGTTAACAGGATTTAATCCACATAATATTAGACAAATTAATTTAAATGAAATTGACTAAAGTCTTATGAAACTCTCCAAAGAAGAAATAGATAGCCTAATTGTTAATGATATTCTTATTGGTAATCATTTTAAGGTGGGATATTTAGAACTATATCCAGAACTATCAAATGATATTGCATTAGGAATCTCTTGTATGCAAGATTATAGAGATACTATTGATTCTTGGGAGAATCAAGAAGACTGGGACAAAGTTAGCATAAGAATTGATAGACTATTACAATTTTATCACAAGATATGGGAAATAAGTCATAGAACTTGATTATCACGAGGAAAAGAAATGAGTCACCTAAACCAGCAAGATTTGAATGATATAAAGAGCATTGTCGAAGAAGTTCAAAGAATGACTATAGATTTTGATCTTAGTTACGATCAAGGATATGTAGCAGAATTACTTTATGATGTTGATATGAGCATGAGAGCGATTCTGGAAATAATTAATGGGCCTAGTGGAAAGATAGAGAAAATGATAGATAGTACAGATAAAGAACTTCGTTGTAATAGTTGCTCTAGAACAATTGATTCTTATTTCTACAGATATTTTTGTAAAACTTGTTACGATAGGGGAACACGATGAATGTTGGACAAGAGTTGGTCGAGAGGCTACAAAATCTGAATAAGATGCTGTATGCTATAAGATCAGCAGAGGTTGATACTTTTGAATTGCCCGAAATAAATGACAAGAATAAATCTATTGTAAAACCTAAAAAATTGCCTAAAAGAAAGAAATGACTGGTTTAAATATTCAGATTCCTTGGTCGTTTCTTTTAATTAATGGCGACAAAAGCGTTGAAACACGCTCGTATCCGCTCCCTAAAAAGTATGAGGGAGTCGAACTAGCATTAATTGAAACGCCGGGCAAATACGGTCGATTTAAATCTCATATTATTGGTACAATAACCTTTAGCCATAGTTTTCAATATCCAGATAAGCAATCTTGGGTAGATGACTATAATAGACACAAAGTAGAAGAACTTGATGAATTTTTGGGTTGGAATCCAGACAAACCTAAATACGGATGGGTAGTTAGCGATATTAAAAAATTCGACCACCATATTCCAGCCCCAAAGAAAAAGGGGATAGTGTTCACAAAAAACTGCAAAGTTCATGTTGACAGTTGTCGATAGTATGGTATACTGGCAGAGTCACCACTGGAGAAAACAATAATGTATACTCAATTTGATAGTTCTGCTATGGAGTGTGCTAGATATATTTTTGATAGCGACTGCGAACAAGTTAGTTATCAAGAATATGTGCAAGATGGAAATGATCCAAGGGATCACATTCTTTATCATGCTGCTATTGTTCTAGGTGAAACCGATGATTTTGCTCCAGATATTGATGAGTATTTGAGTATCAAAAATGATTAAACACTTTCCCATTACTAATACCGATAAGGTTATTGAGCATTATTCACAAAAAGATAATGTTCCTATCATTTATGTTTGTACTACAGATTTTAAAATGAGTGATCGTCCTGCGGATATTTTCTATAGAAATACTCCTCATCCAACATTTGGCAACAGATATTTTGGTATCGGTATTAATCATGAAGATGGATCTTATGTTATTTTTAATGCTGACGAAATTGAAAGTTTCACATTTGGTCTTGTAGAAGATGACGATGGTAATCTTCAATATAGCCAATCTCATCATGAGTATAAAAGTTTTGACAACGGCAATATGATTGATGGAGGTAGACGCTACATTAGATCATCTCGTAATAATGTTTCTATTTATGTTGTTCGTGATGGAAAAATGGTCGAGCGACATTTGACAACTTCTGACAGTCTGGTATAATACATTGTTGTGGTTCGTTGTCTTTTACTTTAGAGGATATTTATGAGTCTTGGTGTTGCTGAAAAGAATGGTAAGTTTGTGGTTACTCAGAATGGTCAGCCTATCAATCTTCCTAAGAGTGATGGTCAGGCTATTGTGACTGAATTCAATAGCAAGAGTGATGCCGAAAAGTATATGAGCATACTCAAATCTCTCAAAAAGAAAAAGTAAAATGGACGCTGAACTCCAAAATCAACTGTACGAAAAGTATCCCGACTTATTTTCCAATAGGAATAAAGGTCGCATGGAATCGTGTATGTGTTGGGGGTGCGAGGTTGGAAACGGTTGGTATGAATTATTGTCATCTGTCTGCTGGCGAGTATCTCAGCACGAAAAAAATATAGAGGACAGAAAAAGAATTTTAGCGGATAAACCAGAAAAGATCAAAGCGGAACTAGAGTATTTTCCTGTTAAATTTGACCAAGTGAAAGAAAAGTATGGTGGACTTCGCATATATTTCAGCGGTGGTGATGATTATGTAGATGGTCTTGTTGGTATGGCGGAAGAATACTCTTATAAAGTATGTGAAGTTTGTGGCAATGCTGGCAAACCCAATAAAGGTGGATGGATAACAACCTTATGTGAAAGTTGTAGGGAAAAAACTTGTCAAACAATGCCACAATAACAATTAGCAAACAAGAAGCATGGAGAATGTTAGATGCTCTTGATGCTTACAAAAAAGACTATAATGTTAGTACAGCGGTAAATAAAGTAATTGAATCGTTAAATAAAAAACTCAAGAAAATCGTTAAAGAATAATAGTTATGGATAACCTAATAGGAATACTATACGGTAATGAGTATGTAACTAGTTTTAGTATATCATTTACTAAACCAGAAATACTAACAATCAAATTTAAAGATGGTTCAACACTAAGACTATGCGAAGTACAACCAGATAAAACGGGAAAAAATAATGAGACAACTAATATTTGACGCTATCTTACTATCTTTAATAGTCGTATGTTTTTCAAGAATTACTTATACTAGTCACAGACTTGAGATGAATATTATGGTTGTTCAAGGTTTACAGCATCAAATTGATGACCTAAATAAAAAGTTGGAGGAAAAATGAGTTGGAACTATCGTGTCGTTAAAAAAGTTAATAAAATACCTATTCTCTTAAAAAAGAATAATCCTGATCTGGGCGATTTTGATGTTTTTTATGAAATTCATGATGTATACCTTGATGAAAGTCTAGATATTGTAAATATTGGAAGAATATCATTTCCTATGGGCGATGATGTTGAGTCATTACAATGGAGTCTAGAAAGAATGATGGAGGCTTGTAGTAAGCCGGTTATTGACTATAATACAGGAGAAGAAATATAAGATCGGAATTAACCGACGCCGCTGGGTTGATCGCCAGAAGGCAACGTCCTGTGCCTCTAGTTCCCGTATGATCCTGCTATATGCTGGTTCGCTAGGGTTCTAACGCACGATAATGGGGGCGTTTTCAATACAACAAACATGGTAAGACAAGGAAAAGGAGAATGGGATTTGACTGATATGAGAAAATAAAGCCTAGATCTGGAATAGTGGTCTTTGATATCGGTGTTATTTTCAGAGTATTGGTAATGATACCTCACCTGCCATGTCACAAAACATTACGGATAATTTTGATTGGGATTCTTGGATAAAAGAAGCGACAAGGTATAAACCCTGTGCCTCTTTATGTATTGATAAAGAGTCTGATAGAGTAGAATTATTGCTTGATACTAATACTTTTACTTACAATGAATGGATAAAGGGAGAAGGTGCTGATATTAGTTTGGTTAGGTGCAGCAAAACCAACAAGGTTATTGGGATTAATCTTCCCTTATATCAAACAGATTTTAGCATATGGCATACTAATGGCATAAGAGTTAGAATAAATCAAGGATATTTAAAAAATGAATAAAGATATTGCTAAAAAGTGGGTCAAGGCTTTGCGTAGTGGAAAATATAAGCAAGGATATGGCTATCTAAAACAATTGAATAGCAAGAATCAGCCAAGACATTGTTGTTTGGGTGTTCTTTGTGAACTTTATAACGACACTATGAAAAAGAATCATAAAAAAACTCTTTACATAGAGGACATGGAAGATTCTGACGGTACGTATTTCATTAGATTCAATTTATTAGATGGCGGTCTACCCATTGTAGTGCAAAAATGGGCTGGCATTAAAAATATTATAGGAGAATTTGCCGTTGCACCGTATGGCAGATACGATGTTGAATGTCTTGCTGATCTAAACGATGGTGGTAAAAAATTCTCAACTATTGCTGATATTATCGAAAAGAATGTAGAGAATCTATGAAGGAGCCATTAATTTATTATGAAATTAAAACAACTATACTAGAAGGTATTGGTGAAATACTAGTATGAATACTCTAGACTTCATAGGACTCTTCTTATTAAGCATGGCTTTAGCCTGTGTAATATCTATTGTTTGTTCTCTAGGTATAACAGCACTCTTACTTCATATTGTTCATGCTTTTGATTTAAATCCTGGTCGTGATAATTATTGGGTATTTAATGTGACCATAATTTCACTAATAGTTAGTTGGATTATTAGTTTCGGTTGCTTTATGAGTATTAATAAATGAATATACTAAGTACAAAACATACTTATGATAACAGAATATTAACTCTGATAATTGATTATAAAGGTAGATTATTTAGAATCAATAATGTATCGCCAGCGGGGTTATATATTTGGTCAGGAATTAATGGGTGGTTGTTTATTGAACTTGGCGAGTATGCAAAAACAGAACAAGAAATTATCAATCAGTTTATTAAACTTATGGATGCTTATACTAATGAAGAAGAAAAAGAAACAAAATAAACGTAAACAAAAAATTGATGTTGTAATAGAGTCATTAGTTCATCTTGAACAAAGAATGAAGGAACTAATAACTAAAGTAGAAAGTTTGCATACACAAAGATATTATCATCCACAAAATGCTGAACCAAAAAAATATTGGCCGGTTGATTATCCAAAATATAAAGATGTAACTTGGTAGATAGTATGAGCAAAAGTTTACTTTCTCAACAAGATCAGTTAACAAACTTAAAACTTCAATACGGACTTAGTTTAAATTTTGTGGAAGTTACAATTCCTCTTACAGAAAATGAGATGATTGATATTTGGGGAGAAAATTGTGACGAATACGAACACAGTTGCTCATTATGTAGAGCGTGGCATGAGTGGAATACTAATTATCATAAGGTAACGGTAGTCGTATCAAGAGATAGTATTGTTAAAGCGGCAAAGAAAGATTAAATATGAAAAATAAAATAGGCTCATTTGCAATTTGCAATAATAACCAATTAGGTTTAATACTATACGAAACACAAGTTCTTGTAAAGAGAACAAACAAATCACATACTTTGTATCATGGAATTTGTTTAAGTCCACAAGAAAAGTACGGATGCAATTGGCAAAGTAAAAATCCTAAATTTTTAAACAAAAATCAATTTCAAAAATTGTGGAAAAAATTAGCATATGATAGGTTGTTAGGTGAGGTTAAAAACAATGGTTTTGTAGAGGCTTTAAAAAGATATAAGCTAATAAAAGATAAAGAAATTAATGAGGTTTTAAAAAAATGAATTTTATATCAACATTTATTAAAAGCTTTACAGTATCTGTAGTATTTTTTGTGTTATTTGTTTCAAATATAGGCCCAATACTTGCTAAAAATTTTAATTGGCATGGAGATGATCCTAGTACTTTATTTGGGCCAGAATGGATTTGGAATTATGGTTTTATCATAGCATTAGTTTCTTTCTTCGTTTCAGCATTGTTGTTCGAAAGGACATAAAAAATGATTGATTTAAAGTGGTTTCATCCGTTTAATTTCTTGTTTTATAAAAGACCAAGAATGGATACACATTGGCATCCATCAGACGATCTTTGTCAATATGGTTTTAGTCTCGACCTTACCACCGAAATGTATTATTATACATATGATTGGGGCCATGGTTTTAATTTCAGAATACTTGGATTTGGGATTGGAATAACAAGAGTGTAGGTAATATAATCCTACTAGGTAAGGAAAGCAAAAGGAGCATGGGAACTGTAGATACGTCACAGAAACGAACAGAGATACCGCACCTGCCTATTAGGATTGTATCATGAGTAAAACTATTAAAGAAAAATTTGAAACTTTTTTAGATACAGTAGATTGGAGTAGCCCAAAACTTTCTAGAAAAAAAGAATATCTACTCTACAAAATTAAAAACGCACAAAACGATGAAGAATTATTAGATATAATGTGTGGAGTATTTTATCACGGCCATCAAGCATCTATAGTAAACTATTGGTGGTATATAGACAATGATTGATAAGTACTTACATACCAAATCAGATAGATCAAATAATTGAGATAGAACCAGAGGGTACACAAATGACATATAAACAATTTATCAAAAGGATATTAAATAATGTATTATGAACTAATTCAAATAAACGATGAACTAAGATACACTATTGACAATCTGAAAAAACAATTAGCAGAATACGAAAAATGTACAGCACGAGTTTATGCTCCAGGTAAAAGTTATAAAGAATTAGAAGAAAAATTAGCAAACTTTGAAGAAGAAAAGCAGAACGAAATTAATAGACTAATAGATACTATGGCTCAAGCAAATAAAGAAATACAATCTCTTAGCCAAACAAATTATAATCTTAAGTCTACTAATATAAATCTAGAACAAACTATTGAACAACAAAATGTGGTCATAACTCTTGCTGCTGGTTATATTAGTACCTCTAAAAGATTCAGTAATACTCATCCTATAGATGTTAAAAAGTGGCTAACTGGAGGTATGGAATGAAATATATTTATTCACTAATACTATTACTTGTTCCTCTTGGTCAATACTATACTTTAGAACCAAATACTCCAGTATGGTTTTGCATACCAGATGAACTTGGTTGGACAAGAGGAAATGTGGTATATCTATGGGGATATTATCCAATGGTAAGCAGCGAAAAAGGATTAAAAGATTTCAAAGATATTAACTGGGAGATAGGCTATGAATAGATATAAAATTTGTAAATTTGTTGATGGTAACAACGAAGAATGGTATCAGGTTCGTAAAAGGGGTTTATTGTTCTGGTACTGGAGTTCTGATTGTGAACTTCTTGGCAGCGGAATACTGCGCACAGTTAAAAAGTTTTTTACAATCGAACAAGCAAAAGAATATATCAATAACGACATAAAATACCTTAAAAGAGGACAGATCAAAAAAGTAGACTGTTTTGATTATGAGTAATTTAACACAAGAACAAAAGTTTGTTATCTTCTGGCTTTATAATAGAGTAGCAGAAAGGATACCACCTAATCCTATAAAGGGTGGAAGCGATGATATTATTCTTGATGGAATTAATGTAACAGAAACAGTTAGAGAATTACTACAAGAAAGACTATTCGTATGACTTTCGAAGAATTTTTAAATCGCATTGATAAAGTTTATTATGAAAACGAATTTGAACTTCGTTATGGTCAGACTATAATGAATGTGTTATACCAAATCTGGCCGGATCAATACAAAAAGATCACCGGAACTGATCTTGATTGTTTTTATGATGACGGTACAGCACAATCAACTCTTGAGTATTTAGAGAAGGTGTGGAATGANCAGAACATTTGAAGAATGGTTAAACGAACTTGAGGGATTTTCTTTGCGTATGGAAAGAGCATACGATGATCTAGTCGTTAACCCTAAAGATGAGGTTGATAACTGGCAAAATATCAAACAGTGGTTAAAGGGGGCGTTTGATGCTGGATACGAGGCTGGTGAATTTAATAAACTATATCTTATTCAAAGTCTAAAGGTTGAAATACGAACACTAAACAAAGAGATTGCTGGATTAAGAGAAGAAAGACGGTCGATTGTTGACAAAGATTTTCCGCCAGGATATAATGCAAATCTACCATGACAAAACCGCTAACTAAAGAGTTTCTAATTAGTAGAAAAGTTTGTTGTTCTCATAAGTGTTTAAATTGTCCTTATGTTCCAAAGTGGATTAAAGGCAGCACAAAAATTAAATGATCTATGAAATTGTGATATATTTTATTTGTTGCGAATTAATCATATCATTAGCAGAATATTGGATTAAAAGTTCCAGATGAATGAAATAGTTATTATTAGCGATATTCATTTAGGAAGCGATGTTTGTCAGGTTGATCGACTATATAAATTTCTTGACAAGATACAAACACAAACCCTAATCATTAATGGAGACTTATTTGACAGTTGGGATTTTAGACGATTACGCAAGGATCACTGGAAAATATTAAAGAAACTCAGGCAACTGTCCGATAAGATAAAAGTAGTTTGGATTAGTGGAAATCACGATGGGCCAGCAGAAATGGTGAGTCATCTTATTGGTGTGGATTTTGTTAATGAATACTTAGTAGAAAGTGGACACAAAAAAATGCTGGTTTTACATGGGGATATTTTTGATAACTTTATTTCCAAATATCCTATGTTTACAAAGTTTGCCGATAAGATTTATAGATTAATTCAAAGATATGATAGATTTCACAACAATCAATATTACTATTCTAATTTAGCAAAAAGAAATAGCAAAACTTTTTTAAGATGCTCAGAACAAATAGCAGATCGTGCATTACAATATTGCAAAGATAAAAATTGCGATTTTGTTATCTGTGGTCATACTCATGCCGTATTGACAAAAGCATCTGACATGGTAGAATACTATAACTGCGGCTGTTGGACAGAAAGTGTTTGTTCTTTTATCACTATTAATTCTGGAAATGTGGAGACAAAATATGAAAGACCGATTTAGTCTTGAAAATGAAATTATGACTTTGCATACTTTTGCTGATAATCTTGGTACTTTGAGCGAAGGTATTCTTGAACATGGTTTGACTACAGATGAAACTGTAAATGCTATTGAGGGGCTACGAGTGATGCTCTCGCTTCAGGCAAATAAGTTGATGGATACCATGAGCCAGTGTTTTAAACTGGATCAATATAGAGATTGCGACTATACCGACCAAGACGCTAAAATGGATACTTATTAGTGAACACAGAAATTTATCGACAAATCTCAAGTTTTTTAGATAGTGTGGGATCATACATTTACATGGAATATGGTTCAGACTTTCATAATGAATTTACCAAAGACAAAAATTTGCAACGTATGTATAATTTTGTTGGTAGTTATTATTATCTTAGCGGAAATAATGTACCAGACACGGCAAGATATGTTGTGGAACTTTTAAATATGATGCGTGATGGACGAGCATAAACAAGAAGATATTCCTATTTATGGATTAGAAATCAATGATGGGGTTAACGCCCCGTTTGCTGATTTATACTTAGATCTTTTTCCAGAACTTTATGATGTAGAATGAAATCATTAGCAAGATATTATAAAGATAAAAATAACTTCGATGGTGTTGCTATGATAAGATTGGCACATGATGGTATATACGAAGATTATTCAAAGTGGGTATCGGACAGTAGTTATTTATTCTTGTTTGATAACTCTATGAAAATAGGTCATATTTTACTATTCACCGATCCTGTTAAAGAAATAGATGATACTCGTATAATAATTAATCTAGATAAACCTAACTTATGTTTAGGTTTAGAACTATTTTATGGAGGAGCAACACCGTGAATAGCGTAGAACAATTAATTCAGATGTTGCATAGCGTCACAGAATACGATATTATAGACTGTGGGCATGATTCCGAAGGTCACAAATGCTATGCTATTCGCAATCTTTCAACTAAACCATCCACACTTTTGCTTGGAAATTTAGAAACAACAAATTTTCCACAGTGGTGTGGTAAAAATAAACAATAGGAAAACAATATGAAAAATTTAGTAAAATGTTTTATAGTGATAATGCTTATGAGCGTTGGGTCAAGTTTATATGCTCAAAATTGGATACCATATCAAGAACCTATTCAACCAGTAGTACAAACTCAAGTAATTTATGTATCTCAGCCTCAACCAGTAGTAGTTTATCAGTGGGTTCCATACGCTGTTCAGCAAAATGTAGTTGTGGAACAAAGACGGTTATTTTGTGTGAATCAAACACTAGTTAGCAGACCAACAGTTCAATGGATTCTTCAACCAATAGTGATCTACAAATGAAACCCAATCTTGAGTTAGATTTAATGAAAAGTTATGAAATAGCAAATAAGTGTATACATAGCGATGTATATAGCCAAAACTTATATGCTGCTCTTTGTAATAACAGATTCTTTTACGGAGAAGAAGAATGGACTTGTTCTTGGAGATATGCTGGTGAAATAGTTGCGGATTTAGTCGATGCTAATGGTGATTATATGGATTACTATTGCTCTGGAATTGGAGATAAGGCTGGATATGTAGCAGAGAGCGTTGTTACTGATGAAATACGTCTTGATTTAATGAAATTAGGATGGGTTGTTAGACCATATGAGCCAAAATTAAAACCTGGGGTTTATACTAATGTTTGGTGATATATGCCAAAAGTAACTTTTGAATTTAATTTACCAGAAGAAGAAAGAGAATATGAAGTAGCGTCCCAAGCAAATCAGATGCAAAGTTTTTTGTGGGACTATTCTCAACAATTAAGAGCATGGTATAAATATGGTCACGCATTTAAAGATGCTGACGATGCCTTAGATAAGATACGAGAAGAATTTTATAGATTACTGAACGATAATCAGGTTAATATAGACTTATGAGATTATTAAAAAGTAGAATAGACTATTGGAGCAATTCTAGACTCGCCAATTGGGTAAGGGGCGAGAATAAACCATACGCTCTTGAATGGCATAAATGGGATGAGTGGAAAAAAGAGCAAAAAAAGAAAAGACCATTCAGATATTGGTTAAGCGATACTGTTCTAAAGAAAATGCAAGATATTATTTATCTTCCACTCGATATTTATCGCACAATCAAAGTTTATGTTCGTAATAGATTTTTCGATAAACTTCACTATCTTAATACGGGCTTAAAAAAAGGAGAATATTACGACTTAGACTATAGAATGATCCACGCTCTATTCAATGAGTTGGTAGATTTTGTAGAATTGGAATTATCTCACCTTAGTAGATACGACAAGAATAAAAAATACAAGTTTGTCAAAGGTCGCTGCCAAGAAGCACAAGATGATTATTTTAGATGGGCGAATCACCTAAAGCAACAGGGTCGATTAACAGAGCAGGCTAAAGCAAGTCGTAAGATTAAAGAACTGTACGAATGGTGGAAATATATTAGACCAAAAAGAGTTGATCCTTACTCTTGTAGTTCTTTCTCTTATGATATAGATGAAATCTTAGATAATAAAAACATAAAACAAAAACAAAAATCCTACAAGAAGGCGTATGATTTACAAGAAAAGTATGATAATGAAGATACTGAGATGCTAATAGAACTTATTAAAATCAGAAATCATCTATGGACATAATGTGTTAAAACTAAAAAAGCAACCCTATAATAGCGTCTGGATTAGTGCCGACTCTCAAAAAGAATTGGGAGAAACATTTATTCGTTTTCAAGAGTATTATGAAAGCCCAAGTAAAAAATATCGTAATAAGATATTTACTCTTGGCGACATTAAAAACTATTACAGTTTACAATATGGTGCTGATCTATACAGTGATTTATGGATAGGATTCAATTTTCCTAGTTCAGTTTTAGTACCATTTAAACAAGGATTATTTGACCCATTAACTTCTCAAGAAAAAGAATTATTGGGATCTCTTAAATATAGACATGATACCTTCTATATTATAGGAGCACAAAATAATAGCACATTAAGACACGAACTATCTCATGCTATGTATGGATATGATTCTAGATATAAGAATGAAATAGATAATTTTATATCTAAAAATAAAAAGGGCTTTCTTAAAGTATCTAAACATATACTTAAAAGAGGTTATGATAAGAGCGTATTGAACGATGAACTTCAAGCATACATCACCGATAATGATGATGATTTTATTCGTAGTAATCTTGATCCTAATCTAATAAATGGCATACTATCTATTTATAAAAGGTATAGAAAACATGACAGAAAACTGGGATGAATTGTGCGATGAAGAAAAATCATTTAATGAATGGTTTAAAGAAAATAATTCTTTGATTTATGATTCATTTGATGTTACATTAGAAATATATAAAAATATTTATATGCAAGGATATGCTGCTGGATTTCAGTCTAAATTAAAGTATTCTAGTGAGGAACATTTACAAAAATGAAAGAACATATACCTCTAAAATACGAATGTTTAAATGGTTTATCAGATAAAATAAAGTCTTGCTCTGATGATAGGATAGCCAAACTTTTAATAGAAATGTATGATCTTATAGTTTATCAGATGAATGAAATTAAAGAACAAAGAATGGAAATAATAGCATACAAACATAAAGCAGCATGGAAACATTATGATAAGCCTATAGAAAATTATGATCCTAACACAAGACAGTACGTTGACAAGCCTCCAAAATCTGGTAATATGAGTTGTTAGGAGAACACAAATGTTATGGACTGAGGTTCGTTCTTGGGCAAAATCTAAAGGTTATGAAACCATTAAAGATAAAGAAGATAACCAATATTATTGGGCCAAATTAGATTCTACTGAGCCAGAGGCTAGTGGTGTTGCTAAAAGTGTTAGTAAACTTGCTTTTGCTATTTACAATCATATGACAGATAATAAATGGTTGGATCATCAACAAAAGTATAAAGAAAATTTAGAAATTAAAAAGACGAACGTAAGTGACTACTAAAAAGAAAAATATTGTTTATACATGCGTTGTTGTGCCAGCGGCAGTTGCCAATGGTATTATTGGTGGTATTTCTAGCGTTATTACAGCGTATTTTTTTAAGCCAATATGGGATCGAACAATGAAATGGTGGAATAATAAATGAATGTTAAACTAATAAGTGTTACTCCAGACGCAGAAAAACAGGTCGCATACTGTGCCAGAGTTAGCAATCCTAAAAATCAAGATAGCGACAATATATCTAAACTTCTCAAATATTGTATTGACCATGCTCATTGGTCTATATTTGAAATGGCATATATGACTCTTGAAATTAATACCACGAGAGGTTTGGCCGCACAAATTTTACGTCATCGTAGTTTCACGTTTCAAGAATTTAGCCAAAGATATGCTGATGCTACTCTTTTGAGTGAAGAAATTCCACTCTTTGAACTTCGTCGCCAAGATAATAAAAATAGACAAAACAGCATTGATGATATTGATCAAGAAGTAATTTATAGATGGAATAGTAAGTTGCGTGAACATTTTGCTAAATCAAAAGCAATTTATGATGGAATGATTAAGGACGGCATAGCAAAAGAGTGTGCAAGATTTGTATTGCCATTAGCAACACCCACCAGACTTTATATGAGTGGATCAATACGCTCATGGGTGCATTATATTGAGTTACGATCATCTCATGGAACTCAAAAAGAACATATGAATATAGCAAATGAATGTAAGTATATTTTTATTGAACAATTTCCTGTAATTGGAGAGGCTCTTGGGTGGAAAAATGAAACTATTTAATATTACAGCACAGGTTTATAAAAATAACGATAAATCAAAACAAAACCTATTGATTAATCAAACACATGATGGATCTTCATCAGAAGAAGCACTCTCTAATTTTAAATTACACTTTCCTTGTACAGAATTTTCTCTGGTAAAGATCCTATCTGTTGAAGAAATTTCTAAAGAAGCGGCTTGACTCTGACCGATAATCTGATATATTGTAACCAAGGAAACTCCTATGAACAGATACGGTCTTTGCTGCATCAGTCTTAAACTCAAAGAGCAAGGCTTTAGTCATCAAACTATGACCTATAAGCGTTTTAGTTCTCTGCCTAGAGAAGAAGCACTCTCTATTCTTGGTAGCAGAATTCAAAATAATCTTATGGTTACAGATAAGACTATACAATTTTGTGCAGAAAATAACTATGTTTATCGTGTTAGTAGCGATATTTTTCCATTAATTACTTATGATGAAGCGAATGTTAAATTGGAGGATTTACCAAATTATGAGGCTATTGAGAATCAGTTTACGAATATTTCACAGACTATTTCCAGCACTGGCGTCCGCGTTTCTTGTCATCCTAGCGAATTTAATGTATTGGCATCTTTCAATACCAGAGCAGTCGATAAAACAATCAAAGAACTCAATTTCTACAGCAGTTTCTTCGACAGAATCGGCCTTGAAGCAAATTATACCAACCCAATGAATCTACATATTCATAATAAAAATGGAACACACTCTGAAATCATTGATCGGTTTATTCAAAATTTTAATCGTCTTGATCCTAATTGCAGGAGCAGACTGGTTATTGAAAATGATGACAAAATTAACTGCTGGAGTGTGAAAGAACTTATCGAACATTTTCATCCTGCAACAAATATTCCTATCACATTTGATTACCTTCATCACAAGTGTAATCCAGATGGATTAAATGAGCAAGAAGCACTTGAGTCTTGCTATTTAACATGGCAAAGATACAGACCACTTTTTCACTATAGCGAAAGTAGACCTGGAAATAATCCACGAGCCCACTCTGACTATGCTGAAAATCAATTCAATAATTATGGATTAGAATTTGATATTGACATGGAACTCAAAATGAAAGACTATGCTATAGAGCATCACGCTGAAATTTGTAGAGGAGTAATGGTATGAGTGCATGGTTGATCGCTTTTACTGGATGTGTTTATTTTTATGTTGCTCTTGAGCAATATATTGTTCACAAAAATATTGGAATGTTAATTACATATATTGGTTATGCTTTTGCAAATATCGGACTTTATATGTTAGCAAATAAATAGGAATATAATTATGGAAGAACCAAAGCGTATACCTCTTACAGATAATCCAAAACAAAAAGAACCACAAAAACTTAGACTTTTTCCAGACGATGATTCTTTTTTAGATGATCTTGATAAAAATGAAAATTATCAACAAAACAATTCGCAAAGCATACAACAATTGGAATCCGACAAGACTAATTAGATGCTATCACTATGCTGCCGCATTTGATGGAACAAAACTGATTTGTTTCACCCAAAACAACCCGATTAAAACACATACTGGTGCTTACAAGATAGGCGAAGATTTTAATCTTCCAAAATATAAGGAACACCCTTTTTATCATGCTGAAAGTCATCTTATTTCTAAACTGCTTGATCGCTATAATACCATTGATCTTAGTTGGTCAGTTGTTGTTATGCGTATTAATAGAAAAGGATTAATTCTTGGAAGCAAGCCTTGCGAAAATTGTGATAAACTTTTGAGCAGCGTTGGATTGACTGATATTTATTATAGTACCGACTGTGGGAATTTTAGTGACAGTTTTGGAAATCTCGTTCAAGTAGACCAGTTGACAGTTCCGATGAGTATGGTATAATCTTAGAACAAAGGAGGTTGAATATGCTATTGTCTTTAAGCGATAATGAAACCGATGCGTTAAAGTGGGTGTTACATATTGCCAAATTAGAAGCGAACAAAAGTTTTCCTAAATCGGGTTTGTTAGCCAATATTGAAAACATTATACTCAAAGTAAAGAAACAAATAGGAGAGTAATATGAACTGTATTTACTGTCAAGATTGTATGGATTTTGAAAGATATGAATTTCTTGTAGAAACTGGTCGCAAAATGATTTGCAAAGATTGTAGTGTAGAGAATCGTGCTGTTGGATTTATGGATTGGGGCCATAAAACTGCTCCTAGTCTTGTGTTGGTTCCAGCCAACGCCACAGAAACTATTCGTAAACTTGATAGAGCAAATAGGAGAGCCAGATGAAATGGATTGATTTATTTCAGTATCTAAACGAGAGAGCAAATGATTTCAAAAATCTTGGAAAATTTCCTTGGCAAGAAGAAGTTCAAGCATTTGATTTTGGGACTCTCGAATATTACCCATTAGATTTTATACAAATCTTACCAGATCAAAAAATTTCTTTTCATATGGATACATCTACAACTGGAGAAGATAATGGATCTTGAAATTGAGAGCCTGCTTTTTAAACAAGTATCGAAACCTAAACATCATCTTATGACTAAAATTATTAATGTATGGGAAAATCGTTATCGCATTAATGTTTACACAGAAATTGAGGAAGATAATTTAACTAAAAGAAAAATACATTCTAGTTATTTTTGTCACTATTTGCCCGGAAAACTCACAATCGTAGACGGTCTAAAGAAAACTGCTTGACAGCACCGATAAGTATGGTATACTTAGAGTATCACAACTGACACAGGAGACTGAGGATGCCCAAGGGTAAAAAGACTTGTCCGAATTGTTCTAACATGGTTGGGCCGCGAGCCTATGTTTGCAAGAATTGCAACCATGTTTTCTCTTTTAAAATGACCAATAAGGAAAAGAGAACCTTGAAGGTCGTAAAGGATTTTAATTGGAAAGAACTCGAAAAGGGAGATAAGATTAAGGTTGGTGGAGGCCCATATTTTCTTCATAGCGGCGAACTTATTCCTATGGGTTATAGAGGGAAGTTTGTTGTTGAAAAGGTTGATATGAAGGGTATTCATGCTTGGGGTTTGGATAAAAATGCAGGATTTGCCCATATTTATATGGGGCCAGATTATCAAAACCCTGAGACTGGAGTATGGAAAGTTAAGCACAAGATTCTTAAACTGAAAAGGAAAGACCATCAGGAGTCGGCCAGAGAACTCGTTTAATGAATAATCAATCAAAAATAAATGATTTGCTTGATTTGAGAGAAGAAATAGCAGAATCTCTTAAAAAAATAGACGCTGTGCTACAGATTTATTTTCCAGAGCAATATTCAGATGCTTATCAGCACTGGATGCCTCAGATATTGACAGCACTGTATAATGATGTAAAATGGCTACCAAGAGGACAGGTAACTCTACAAGATACGATTGACCGTATTAAAGATGATTCTGAAGAATCTGCTGGTGTATCTAAATTTATCAAGTAATTGGAGAAATCATGAGCGAAGAAATTTACGCTATTAATAATCTCGATGGTTATGTTACTCAAATGAGAGAGGCTGCATCCAAAAATATTAGCGAAAATAGTAGCGAAGATAATTTAGATGACTATATCAGTATCAATCAAATGGTTGGTTTAGTTAAAAGTAATTGCCTTGGTTATGACGACAATAATTACCCACTACTAAATGAAGACGCTAATCAAAAAATTTTTGATGAGATAACGATTTGGATTCATAATATTGGTTTGGCTAAACTAGCAGCACAAGATTTGATTGAATGTGCTTGGGATGATGAATTAAATGAAATGGTTTTTTGGCAGAAGGAGCCTGCAAAAGATGACAAACCCAAACGAAAACGAAAGAGAAAAAATTCTTGATAGAATAATCAGGATTAAAGAAGATATTTGGGAAGCAAGAGAATATATAAATTCAGATTATTGTAAGAAATGTTCAGAAATATATTCTCAAATACTCAGACTTGAACAAGAATTAGAAGGTCTACAAAGAAAACTTACGCAATGAATGTTCTTGATGGTTTGAAAGATTTGAGCGTTCCAGATATTGCCAAGTATTGTCAGGATAAAAGTATCCCTGCTAGTGTTGCTATGATTAACATTGGTGGAGATTTTAATCTTAGCACAATGGTTCGCAATGCTAATTTTTTTGGATTTCGTAGTATCCATTATGTGGGTAAAAAGAAGTGGGATAAAAGAGGAAGCGTAGGCACTCATCACTACACTCCAATGTACTATCATAAAACAGAAGAAGATTTTATCAAATCACATTCATCGAGTGGTCGCACACTAATTGCTATTGAAAATAATATTCCAGAATACAAAGATATGACATTCGATCCTTTTAGTTTTGACTTCTCTAATGTTGATGAGCCAATTTTTATTTTCGGAGAAGAAAATGCTGGTTTGTCAGAAAAGATTCTTATGGCCTGTAGTTGTGTCTTAACTATTCCTACTTATGGAAGCGTTAGGTCTTTAAATGTTGGAACAACTAGTGGCATCATTATGAGTTTTTATCGCCACTATTACGAAAAATTTCTCAAGGGTTGACAGGGATTGGTCGATAAGGTATAATACAAAAACATGGGGCGTTGCAGCCGGTAGTTGCACATACTCTTATAAGGTATTCAAAAGGTAGGTTCGACTCCTACACGCCCTATTAGGAAGGTTTAGATATGACAAATAAATCAAAACATATGCCATATTACATAATCCTATGTGGATTTTTAGGTATGTCCATTGGCTTTAATTTTGTTCAACATGAAGAAATTAAATTGCTCAAACAAGAAAAGACTATGTATAGGGTATTTTTTGAGTATCTCTATCTTAAACTAGAGACTTTACAAAACAAGAATTTTGTGTATAATAATGATACCTTGGGGGCGAAATGTATCGATTGGATTGATTTGAGTAAAACTAGCAAGTAGTGGTTGGTGGAAAGGCCACTTTAAAAATCTACCAAATGCTTTAACTGGCAATAATCAGTTAGCCCTTGCTGCTTAATTAAATAACAGCAACAATCTTAGAAAGCGATGAAGGTAGCGTTCAAAAGATTGATGTAAAATCCTTCGGCTGCTAGAATAACCAACGGGTTCTAGCCTGAGATTAGTTGGTACGGAAAGATGAATGTTGTTTGTTCTTTAATCTTTCTCAAAACTTATGAACAAAATAAACTTGTAGAGGTTTTATAAAAATGATCACAAGACGGCGAGTCGAATCGCCCGCCTCCACTTAATATGCCTAGAAAAAATTGTACTTACTGTGGCAAAAGAAAAAACCTTAAAAGTTTTCCCAAGCACAGTATGTACAAAGATAATCTAGATAGTAGATGTAGACATTGTGTTAAAAAACATAGCAAGATAAGAAGCAAACTACATAAAAATGCTCCAATAAAACCAGAAGTTTGTGAGTGTTGCGGCAAAGTTCCCTTCAAATGGTGTTTGGATCATGACCATAGTGATGATAGTTTTAGGGGATGGTTGTGCGAGCCTTGTAACACTGGACTAGGAAAATTAGGAGATAATCTAGATGGTGTAATTAAAGCTGTGAACTATTTGATAATGACTAAAAATAGGAATCAGCAAAATGAATCTTTACAAAAAATGGATTCAACATCTAAAAGAGAATAATATGACATATACTGAGCATCTTATTTTTGCTCTTTTTTATGGATGTGCTTGTTTATTGGCAGGATTTTATCTTATCGTACACTCTGTTTTGCCATGTTTTTTTCCAACAGCAGGAAGTGATTTAGTATCAAAGTTAAGTAAAAGATTCAAGAAGCATCACTAGGATTGTCGATACTTGACAATGGGATTGCTGTGTGGTATACTCTAGAAAACACAGGAGAATTTTTAGATGATTCACGATTTTGATTATGTTGAGGGGATGGTTCGTGATCTTAGGGCCACTAGTAGCACTAAAGATAAAGAAGGTATTATTCTGGATTATTGCGGACACAATAGTGCCGCAGCATCTTTCACCAAGAATATTTTGCTTTATACCTATCATCCGTTGTGGCAATACAATGTTACTAGTGATAATCTCAAGAAAAAGAGTCATCTGGATGGACAAAAGTATTATGATATTTTCTTGCTTCTTAATGACTTGAGAGATCGTGTTATAACTGGTCACGATGCTATCGGTGCAGTAAATGCCTTTGTGGATGTTTATCCAGACTATGAGGAACTTATCCATTGCATTATTGACAAGGATTTGAAAACCCGTGCTGGTGACAAGATTATCAACAAGGCTATTCCTGACCATATTCCAGAGTTTAGTGTTGCTCTGGCAGATAAGTACGAGCCTAAACTTGTAGATTGGAAGGATGGGTGGTATGTTAGCAGAAAAATTGATGGTGCTAGATGTGTTGCTATTGTTGATAGCAATGGTGATGCTACCTTCTATTCCCGCACGGGAAAAGAATTTGATACTCTTGCTATTGTTAGGGCCGGTATTAAGGCTCTTAACATTACTAATACCGTCCTAGATGGCGAACTTTGTCTTGTAGATGATGAGGGTAATGAGGATTTCCAAGGAGTAATGAAACAACTAAAGAAGAAGGATCATACTATTCCTAATCCTTCCTATAAGATTTTTGATATGATCTCGCATGATGAATTCTATAGCAAGAAGGGTGTGAAGAATCGTCCTTATTCTATTCGCTATAATAATCTACAAGAAGTTATGAGAGATAATACTTGTACTTGTCTTAGTGTGCTTGGTCAAGAACTTATTAAAGATGATGACCATTTTAGTGAGTGGATAGGCAAAGCCAAGGAATATGATTGGGAGGGTTTGATGCTTCGTGCTGATGAACCATATAAAGGTAAGCGATCCAAAGACCTTCTAAAATTTAAAAGTTTCTTTGATGATGAATATGAAGTAGTCGATGTTGAAATGGGGCCATTTAGATATGTTCTTAATGGTAAAGAGCATGAGGAAACGATGCTTTCTTGTGTGATGATTCAACATAAGGGATATATTGTGAGAGTTGGAAGCGGATTCTCTATTGAACAACGTCAAGAGTTTTATCAAGATCCCAATAAGATTCTTGGAAAGATTATTGAAGTACAGTATTTTGAAGAAACTAAGAACCAAGATGGTGGCATCAGTCTACGATTCCCCACATTTAAAATTCTACACGGTGCTGCGAGAACCGTTTAAAGAAACGAGTCTTGACAAACCGATACCAGTAGTGTAGAATCGTAGCATACCCATTGGAGAAAACCATGATTGTTGAAAACACTGTTATTCCGATTCAGAATACAACTCTTGATAAGAGCAAGGCCGATATTTTCTTTGCTACTTTTCCTAAAGACAAGGTAGTTTCATATAAGGAATATTGGGAGAGTGTGCGTCCGCAAAACGTGGAGGATATTTTTCGTCGTTATCTTTTTGCATATTGTAGCGTTCATACTACATGGAAGGGTAATTGTGCAGGATACAATGCTATCAAGAATTTCAACGAATGGGTTGATGACGAGAATCTTTTGAGAGAAAAACTCCACAAGAGTGGCGTTGGTCTACACAATAATCGTACAAAGTATATTTGGGATTTTGCCACAAAGTTTTGGG